TCAAGGCGGCGTTTGGCGATCCGGTTACAACCGGCGCGGCGGCACCCTACACCCATGAGTTCCGATCGGGCGCATGGGAACTGCCCTCGATGTCCATCGAGACCGGCATGCCCGAGGTGCCGCGCTTCGCGATGTATTCCGGCTGCGTGCTCGACCAGTTGACCTGGCAGATGCAGCGTTCTGGGCTGCTCACCGCAACCGCCCGGCTGGTGGCGCAGGGCGAGACGGTCGGCACGACGACCAGCGCCGGAACGCCCGCCGCGCTGGAGCTGAAGCGGTTTGGCCATTTCAACGGCGCAATCAGCCGGAATGGCACGGCGCTGGGCAATGTCGTCTCGGCCGAAATCGCTCACGCCAACAACCTCGACCGCATCGAGACCATCCGCTCGGACGGGCGTATCGATGGCGCGGACCCGTCCATCGCCGCTCTGACGGGCCGGATCGAGGTGCGCTTCGCCGACCAGACGCTGGTGACGCAGGCGATCAACGGCGAGGCCTGCGAGATGGAGTTCGCCTACGTCCTGCCCTCAGGCGAAGCCTTCACCCTCACAGTTCACGCCGTCTACCTGCCACGACCCCGCATCGAGATTTCCGGGCCGCAGGGGGTGCAGGCGACCTTCGACTGGCAGGCGGCCCGGGACAACGTGGTGGGCCGCATGTGCACCGCAACCCTGATCAACGACATAGAGGTGTATTGAGGATGCTGACGCTCGACCTGACGAACGCGCCCCGCTGGCATGACCTGGCGCCCGGGGTTCGGGTGCAACTCCGCCCGCTGACCACCGCGCTGATGGTGGCGACGCGCAGCGACCCGGCCGTGGAGGCCGTGCCCGAGGAAGCATCCGACGAGGAACGCGCCGTCGCCTTCGCCAAGGCGCTGGCCCGCCGCGCCGTGCTCGACTGGGAGGGCGTGGGCGATGACGCAGGCAATCCCGTGCCGGTCAGCCCTGAAGGCATCGACGCGCTTCTGGAGATCTGGCCGGTCTTTGAAGCCTTCCAGACCTCCTATGTGGCGCGGGGTCTCATTCTGGACGCGGAAAAAAACGTCTCCGCGCCCTTGCTGAATGGCACTTCAGCGGGGGCGACCGGTACTGCGAAGCGTGCCAAGTCTCGTGCCAGGACTGCCCCGCAAGACTGAACCGACCCCACAGCTTCGAGGGCTGGCAGGTCTGGGACCTGGTCGGCCGCCTCGGCGGGCAGCTCCGCGTGATCCGCGGCGGGGTGCTCGGCTGGGACATGGGCGCAGCACTGGCGCTGGCGCGGGCTCTTGGGATCGACGCGCTGATCGCCGCCGAACTGCTGCCCGAGATCGAGGCGGTGATGGTGCGCAAACTCAACGAACAGATGGAAGGAAGCCGCGATGGCTGAAAAACGCGTTAGCGTCCGCCTCGCCGCAGTTGGCGGACGCCAGGTGCGCGCCGAGCTGGAGGGCGTGGGTGCGGCTGGCGCGCGGGGATTTGGCCGCCTGTCGAGCGAGATGGACATGGCCAATGCCCGCGTCGCCGCATTCGCCCGGCGCGCCACGCTGGCTGCGGCCGCCGCAACTGCCGCGCTGGCCGCTGCCGGGGGCGCGATGATCCGCTCGGGTCTACAGACGGTGGATGCACAGGCGAAACTCGCGGCCTCGCTCGACACGACAGTGGCGAGCATTCAGGTGCTGGAGCGCGCGGGCGATCTGGCAGGCGTGTCGATGGGTCAGGTCGAACAGGCCACCGTGCAGCTGACGCGGCGGCTGAGCCAGGCGGCTTCCGGGACCGGCCCCGCAGTGGACGCTCTGCATCGCCTGCGGCTCTCGGCCGAGGATCTGCAACGCCTGCCGCTTGATGCGCGCATCGCCACCATTCAGGAGGCGCTCGGCCAGTTTGTCCCAGAGGCCGAGCGCGCCGCTGTCGCATCGCAGCTTTTCGGCGACCGTGCGGCACTGGTGTTCACGCGGATCGACACGGCAACGCTGCGGCAGGCCAGCGACGATGTGCGCGATTTCGGCGTTGTCGTCTCGGAGCAGGATGCATCCCAGATCGAGCGCACCAATGACGCGATCTCGCGGCTGGGGATGATCTGGCGGGGGCTGTCGAACCAGCTCGCGGTGGCCGCCGCCCCGGCGCTGGAGGCGGTGGCGGATGCCGTGGCGGCCATGGCGCGCACCACCGGGCCGATAGGCAAGGCCATTCAGGGCCTGTTCGCGAACATCGGTCGGCTGACCACCTATGCCACCACCTTCGCGGCGTTGCTGGCCGGGCGGTGGGTGGCGGGGCTGGCTGCGGCCGCGCTGTCCGTGCGCGGCCTTGCCACCGCGCTGGCCGTCCTGCGCGGCGCACTGATCCGCACCGGGATCGGCGCGCTGATCGTCGGGGCGGGCGAGTTGGTCTACCAGTTCACCCGCCTCGTCTCTGGCGCGGGCGGTTTCGGAAAAGCCATGAGCTTGCTGAAGGACGTGGCGGTGGAGGTCTGGGACCGCGTTTCGCTGAGCGCAAGCGCCTCATGGGCGCGCGTGGAATCTTCATGGGCCTCGGCGCAGGCGGTGATCTACGACGGCCTGCAGGGTGCGACGGACGCGGTGGTTGGATGGGGCAACAGCGCGATCGGGGCATTCCAGGGCAGCTACGACGCGATCAAGGTGATCTGGGGCAAGCTGCCCGGTGCTATCGGCGACTTCGCCTTTCAGGCGGCGAACGGGCTGATCTCGGGTGTCGAGAACATGCTGAATGGCGTCGTCACGCGCATCAACAACTTCATCAACGGATTGAACGCCGCGCTGGACCTGCTGCCGGACTGGGCGGTGGGCGAAGGCGGTGTGCGGATCGGCACGCTGGACCCGGTGACGCTGGGCAGGATCGACAATCCATACAAGGGCGCTGCCTCGGAGGCCGGAGCCGCAGCGGGTGAGGCTTTCCGTGCCGCCATGGACCGAACCTATGTCGAACCGCCAAACCTCTTTGGCGGAATGGCTGACGATGCGCGCGGGCGGGCGGCCGGATATTCCGAGGCGGCTGGCATTCTGGCCGACGCCGCCGCGCGCCCCATGACGGCGTGGCAGGCACTGCGGGATGCAATCTCCGGTGCCGACGATGAAGGCGCCGACGCGCTCGACAGCGCGACACGGTCTTCGAAACGACTGAACGACGAGCTCGACAAGAACGACGACAAGGCAGGCCGCGCAGGCGGCGTGGCGCGCCAGGCAGGCAAGGACGCGGCGGATGGTGCCAAGACCGCCGCAACCGGCTGGCGCGCGGTCTCGGCCTCCCTTTCCGAATACGCATCCCGCGCGCGGGAAATCGGCGGCGATATCGGCCAGGCGTTGACCGGGGCCTTCCAGTCTGCCGAGGAGGCGATGTCGAACTTCGTCAAGACCGGCAAGCTGAACTTCAACGATCTCGTCACCTCGTTGCTGGCGGACCTGGCAAAACTGGCGATGCGCAAATCCCTGTTCGGGCCGCTGGCGAACCTGCTGTCGCAGGCGATTGGCAGTGGTCCTGGCGGCACCTTCGGAAACGTCGTCGCGGGTGTGCTCCATGGCGGCGGCATCGTGGGTGGGCCGACACCAGGGCGGCGCATCCCGGCGCTGGCGTTTGCGGGCGCGCCAAGGATGCATTCCGGAGGGATAGCCGGGCTTCGCCACGACGAGGTTCCGGCGATCCTGCAGCGGGGCGAGCGCGTGCTGTCCCGGCGCGATGCGCGGGGATCGGGGGGCGACGGCATGACCATCATCTTCAACGACCAGTCCCGCGGCGTTGATATCGGGATGGAGGAAACCGTGGCCCCTGGCGGCGGACGCGCGCTTTCGTTCACCATCGCCGACAAGGTCGGCGAGGCGCTGACCAGGCGCGGCGGCGGCGCGAACAAGGCGCTGAGCGCGATGGGCGTGCGGGCGCCGAGGGCGCGGCGATGACTGTCGCGATCTGGCCTTCCGAACTGCCGCGCCCGCTCCGGGCGGGCTATCAGCGGCAGACCGACGATCCGCGGCTGGCCCGGCGTGCCGGGGCCGGGCCGCCAGACTATCGCCGCCGCTGGTCAGGCGTCAGCCGCGGTGTCTCCATGGTCATCTCGGTCACGAGGTCGCAGAAGGCGGTGTTCGACACATTCCATGACGAGGTCGTCGCCATGGGCAGCCTGCCGTTCCGGATGCCCGATCCCACCACCGATGGCTGGCCGATGCTGGATGACACCGGCAGGCCGGTGCTGGCAGGCGACGGCGCGCCGCTGCTGCTGGCGGCAGAGTGGCTGTGCCTCTTCGGCGCGACCATGCCGGTCGAGACAATTGTCAACGTCCGCTTCCAGATATCCTTCACTGTCAAGGTGCTGCCATGACCAGGCGCGTCTCGCTCAATGCAAGGATGGCACAGGACGCCGCGCATTCCGCCGAGATCGAGGTGGTGCTGATCATGGTTGATCATCCGGATCTGGCGGCGCCGATCCGGCTTTCCACCGACAATGCCGACCGCGTCTCGATCGATCCGCTGATCTACGGGACGCGATCCACATGGCGTGGCAGCAATCCGGTGACAGAGCCGTTCCTCTTCATCCTCGCCAGCGCCGCGCTTCCAAGCGATCTGGAAGGGGCCCCGGCCGAGGCCAGCATCGTGATCGAGGCGGTGACGGGCGAGGTGGCGCGGCTGCTGCGCAGCTTCATCAGCCGCGCCACGGTGCATATGGCGGTGGTGCTGGCGAGCTCTGCGGACGTCATCGAGTTCGAGGCGACGGGAATGCGGCTGATGCTGGCCGAGGGCAGCGCGGGCGAGGTCACCACCTCGATCGGCCGCGAGCCGGTGGAGGAGGAAAGCCTGCCGGGCCTCAGCTTTACCAAGGACCGCTTTCCGGGGCTGCACAGATGACACATTGGAGCGCGCGCTATCTCGGCCTGCCGCACCGTGACCTCGGGCGTGACCTCACCGGCGCCGATTGCTGGGGCCTGTTGCGGCTGGTCTATGCCGCGGAGCTTGGCGTCGATCTGCCCTCGCATGACGGCGCCTATCACAGCGCGGCCGAGGCCGCCGAGATCGCGGCGCTGATCGATGGCGCAGCGGACTGGTCCGATTGGGTGCCTGTCGCGGCAAATCCCGCGCCCTTCGATGCAGCACTGTTCCGGCGCGGGCCGCACCGTGCGCATGTCGGCGTCATCGCGGTGCCGGGTCTGATGCTGCACATGGCCGAGACCGGGGCCCGCATCGAGGATTACCGCCTGCCGCGCTGGTCGGGGCGCCTTGTGGGCATCTACCGCCATGTCTCGCAGAACCGGAGCCCTGAATGACCAGTTCTCTTGCCCATGGTGTTGTCCCGGTCCTCGCCGCGCCGCTGATCGACCCCGGCGCCGGTCGCATCGCGCTCGATCTGCCCGAGGGGCTGACCCTGGCCCAGATCGTGCATCAGGCGCTGCCCGGCCTGTCCCCTGCCGATCTCGCGCATGTGCGCCTGTCGCTGGTAACGCCCGCCGGGGCCGGGGCGATCGATCCGGCGCTCTGGCACCGGGTGCGGCCAAGGGCCGGGGTGCGGGTGGTGATCCGGATCGTGCCGGGCAAGGACGCGCTGCGCTCGGTCATGATGATCGTGGTCGCGGTCGCGGCACTGCAGCTTGCCCCGATCATGGCACCGGCGCTGGCGGGCGCGACCGGTTTGAGCCTTGGCGCGTCCACGGGGCTTCTTGCCGCCGGGCTGACCATGGTCGGGCAGATGCTGGTCAATGCGCTGGTGCCGCTGCCACAGCCATCGGGCAACAGCGACAGCAAGTCCCGCCTGACCATCGGCGCGCCGCGCAACGAGGAGCGGCCCGACCGTCCGGTGCCGATGCCGCTGGGGCGGCTGCGCTATGCGCCGCCATTCGCCGCCGCGAGCTATACCGAGATCGTCGGCAACGATCAGTATGTGCGCGCGCTCTTTTGTTTTGGCGACGGCCCGTTGCACCTCTCCGCCTTCCAGATCGGCGATACCAGCCTCGACAAGTACCAGGACATCGGGATCGAGGTCCGCGAGGGCTGGCCTGACGATGCGCCGGTCATGCTCTATCCGCGCCAGGTGCTGGAGGAGACGGCCAATGCCGAACTGACCCGGCCGAAGCCGCGCGATTCCAGCGGCGAGGTGATCGCGGGCCCGGCCGGGGAGGTGCCGGTGCAGCGCTTCACCGCATTTGATACCTGGGCCTGCACGGTGATCATCGGCCTGCCGTCCGGGCTTTTCAAACTCGATGGCGGCGGCGATCTGAGGTCGCGGAGCGTCGATGTGCGCATCCGCCAGCGCCAGCCCGGCGACGCGGTTTGGCAGGAGGTGGTGACGCTGACCCTCAGCGCGAAGGAGCGCGAGCCGTTCTTTCGCAGCCACACATGGGTCTTG